CCCTTGAATAGTTTTGGTGATCGTGAAAGACTATCTGGAACAAAGAATAAGTTCGGAGGCTTCAAAGTATAAATACGCCATTAAGGAGATTTTTTAATGGCTGCTCAACAGGGATTTCAGTACGAAATTAATGCTGCAAAGATTTTGAAACCACTAGGACTAGTTCCTAAAAGTTTTGTTCCAGCTGGTGCAGGTCATGATCAACCAGACTTGATGCTAGAGTATAAAAAAATCAAAGCTGGTTGTGAGTTAAAAATCACTGCTGCTTCCGCTGGATCTTTGGTGTTGAAATATGATTCATCAGATAAAAAGAATCCATGGAAATTTGGTGATATCAAAAAAGATGATGAAGAAAAAATGTTCATCAAAGAACTTGCTGAAGAAGTTGGTTTGTTTGAAATTATCAAGAAACAGTGGAAAGAAGTTCCCTTTAAACGTGATAAAGATTTGAAATGGGAAGCCACTGCTGGTAAAATGACACCGCAACAAAGATATGAACGTGATCGTGATACATTCAAAGACATTCGTGGAGAAATATCAGCAACCAAAATTGAACAGTATTATAATAAAAAAGCCACGTACTATGTAAATGTTGGAACACATGGTTTCTATTTGATGGGTAGAAAAAATCCATTGAAGTTAAAAGATGTTCCGATGTTTGGTTCTTCAGCAAAAGCAACATATCGTGCCCGTGTACAATATAAAGGAAGTGGCAATTATCAGTTTACATTTGAAATGCAATTTGCAATACCTTCAGCAAAAAAATCACCATTCAATATTGCTCCAGTCAATGGAAAAAATGTGACTATAATAACCAAAGAACTTAATCTAAGCTGTTTTGACATATGAACTTCAAAGAATATCTAAAGGAAAGTATGGAAGGAAAAAACCTTCATCTAGAACATTTGGAAGATAATGTATTGAATCGTGGTGTATCTGGCGCACGTGAGTCAATAGAGTTTCTGCGTTCGTTGCGTAACATGCTTGCTGGTAACACAGGCTCAAAAATAAACGTAACAACAAAGTGGGATGGCGCTCCTGCTATTTTTGCTGGTGTCAATCCTGAGAATGATAAATTTTTTGTTGGCACAAAATCTGTTTTTGCAAAGAATGCAAAATTAAATTATACAGATAAAGATATCGATGAGAATCATTCGGGTGAAGGACTCAATGAGAAGCTGAAACTTGCACTAGCATTCTTGCCTAAGTTGGGCATCAAAGGCATATTGCAGGGCGACATGATGTTTTCAAAGAGCGACATTAAAAAAGAAACAATTGAGGGTGAAGAGTATATTACTTTTCAACCAAACACGATTGTATATGCAGTACCAGTTAAATCTAAATTAGCACAAGCAATGCTTGCTGCACAAATCGGTGTGGTGTTTCATACATCATATTCTGGTAAAACATTAGAAACGATGAAAGCATCATACAACATTGATGTAGGTCATCTGAAACAAACAAAAGATATTTGGTTTCGTGATGCATCATTCACTGACGCATCTGGTTCAGCAACATTTACAGAACAAGAAACTGCTGACATTACATCAGTTCTCTCACAAGCTGGTCGTGTATTTCAAACAATACCTGCGTTGACATTAAATCGAATTGCAGCATCGGATGTATTCTTGACACAAATTAAAACATTCAATAACACAAAAGTGCGTGAAGGCAAAAAGATTGCAGATACAAGAGCGCATACACAAGAGTTGATGAATTGGGTTGAAGCCAAACTGAACAAAGAAATTCTTGCAGCAAAAAAAGAAGATACAAAACAAAAACGCATCAAAGAAAAAAATGAAGTCATGCGATTCTATCGGTCAAATGCAGTGCAACTTAAACTGATTTTTGATTTGATGAATATGATTGTCGATGCAAAACTGATGATCATCCGCAAGTTAGAAACAATTAAAAGTATTGGTACGTTTGTTCGGACAGACGACGGCTTCAAAGTAACTGCACCTGAAGGATTTGTCGCGGTAGACCATTTGGGTAAAGCACTCAAATTGGTGGACAGACTTGAGTTTAGTCATAAGAATTTTACAGCACAGAAGGCATGGGACAAATAATGGAATATGATATCAATAAAATTTTAGCAGAGTATGCAGATGATGACTTTGGTTTCACAGCAGTTGATGAAGCAGAATATGAAGCAGTTATTGCAGAGAAAGATGAAACTGTTGAAGAATATAAAACAAGACTGCAACAAGTAGAAAAAATTATTATGCCTTTTCTGACGAATCTATACAAGACAGCAGATCAACCATACATTCACTGGCCAAATCGTGGGCCAATTATTGAGAAACAAATTCAAAAACTACTGTCACTGACAAGAGGCTAAATGGTTACTATATCTAATTCGGCATTAAAGAAAATTAAATCAATTATTAATGAAGAAGATTCCTCATTAAAACTTCGTGTATTTGTACAGGGCGGTGGTTGTTCTGGCTTTCAGTATGGATTTTCTTTAGAAGAATTGCCGCCAGCAGATGACGATTTCACGTTTGATAAAGATGGTATTGGCGTTGTTATAGATAGTATGAGTATGCAATACATGAATGAAGCAGAGATTGATTATAAAGAAGATTTGATGGGTGCTTCGTTTACAATCAAAAATCCAAACGCAACTGCAACATGTGGTTGCGGTTCATCATTCACGATATGAAAACATTTAAAGATTTCTTAAAGGTTGATAAAAAACAACCACAAGAATTTGTCTCTCCAGCTGGCGCAGGAGAGTGGGGAAGACCAGAATCAACGACTAAATATGTTGATGATACTCCAGGACAGAGTAAACAACAATACAAAAAATTTACAAGTAACTGGAATATAGCAGACAGAAATTAAATTATTGGAGATATTATGAAGGACTTGATTGTGGGTTGTGCGACCAATTATGATTGGTCAAAATTAAAGTATTGGGTTAATTCTATCAATACATCAGGATTTGAAGGTGATAAAGTCCTGATTCTCATGAACTGCGACAAAGATACTGTACAAAAAGTAACTGACGCAGGCTTTTCAATTATTGCATTTAATCAAGACGCTGAAGGTAATCTAACGTATCAATCACAATTGATGGTACATGTTGAGCGTTTCGTTCACATCTATAAATTACTCAAAGATAATCAATATCGTTTTGTAATTACTACAGACGTAAAAGATGTTATCTTCCAAAAGAATCCATCTGTATGGCTTGAGAATAATCTAACGGACAAAGAAAATTTGGTATTTGCATCTGAAAGTATAAAATATAAAGATGAGCCATGGGGTCGTGAAAATCTTACACAATGTTATGGTCAGGGCATCTATGAAGATTTCAAGAACAATACTATTTTTAACGTAGGCGTTCTTGCTGGTCGTGGTTATGCAATGAGAGATTTGGTACTGCAATTGTTTTTAAACTGCATCAATCGTCCAATTCCCATTGTTGATCAAGCGGTATTCAATGTTATGATTTCAAGACATCCTTATCTTGATTCATCAATGTACACAACATCTGAAACGGGTTGGGCATGTCAATTAGGTACGACTGCTGATCCTAGCAAGATTGATTCATTCCGCTCATTCCTTCTTGAACCATCACCGAAATTAGAGGGCGATAAAGTTGTAACATCAGAAGGAATAGAGTATACTATTGTACATCAATATGATAGAGTGCCTGAATGGAAGAAAGTGATAGAGGAAAAATACAATGACAAATAAAATCAAAGAATTGTTTTGGGAACTTGAACGACCATCAACAAAATGGTCTGGTTACTTTGATGTATATGAAAGACATCTGAAAAAGTTTGTTGGTAAAGCACCACGCATACTAGAGATTGGCGTATTAGGTGGTGGTTCAATTGAGATGTGGTTGAAATACTTTGGTGAAGGCACTCAAGTTGTTGGTGTTGATATCAATGAAGAATGTTTGAAGTATGAATATGATGGCAATGTAGAGATTGTGATGGGTGATCAGGGTGATCCTGCATTTTGGGACCAGCTTATCTCAACGCAAAACAAATTTGATATTGTGATTGATGATGGTTCACATGTAATGAATCATCAGATCACAACACTCAACAAAATATTTCCACACATCAAAGAAGGTGGTGTTTATATCTGTGAAGACACTCACACAAGCTATTGGCCACAGCCATGGGGTGGTGTGTTCCGTGGTGCTGGTACATTCTTAGAACACTCAAAACGTGCCACAGATATTTTGAATCAACAACACTTTCAAGGTACACCAATTTCAGATGAAGCTTTGGCTGCTTACGATAATCTTTATTCAGTTGCATTCTATAACTCAATGGTCGTGATGGAAAAAGAAGAACTGAAATATTTTGGCATCACAGACAACAAAGCAAATGTGGGTCGTGATCTATGAAAATAGCATTATGTATTTCTGGACAACCCAGAATGTGGGAAAAAGGTTTTGAATACCACTACGAAAACATTATTAAAGATAATGATGTGACCGTATTCTTACATTCATGGGAAATGCCTGCTGAACAAATGCAGGCAATTTCTGCCAAGTATAATGCACACAGTTTCATTACGTCACCAAATCCTACAGTTGATCTATCAAAATATACAAACACACCGCCACCATCACCCAACTGGAAAGTTAAAGATGGTCGTATGTCAACATATGCACAGTTGTTTGCAATCAATGAATGTATGCGAACAAAGCGTGAGTATGAAGAATATCATAACATGAAGTTTGATTGGGCTATTCGATCACGATTTGACTTTGCAATTAATGTTCGTATACCGTTTGAAGAACTTGATAACAACAAACTACACATACCGAACTGTCGCATGACGCCAAATCGTGATTTTGGAAATGATCAGTTTGCATTCTCTTCTTCAGAAAATATGGACAAGTATGCTGATGCATATAATAATATTGACAATTTCTACAATTCTGGTGTACAATACATGATGGAAGATTTTATGAGTGCAAACTGGAAATTACACAATCTTGTTGGCGAAAATCTTCTTTATTGTGACATCAATCATCCTTTTCCACCAGGTGAATACAACGGCACTTGGCATTCATTACTTCGTGAGGACATGCAAGAATGGCTGAAGTAAATCTTGTTATCTGTATGGCGGGTTATAACACCCGCTTTCATGACGTTGGCTTTGACATTCCAAAATATCTGTTGCCTTGGAATGGTACAACGATCATTCATGACATTCTAAAGAACTTTGGTAATGTTCAGCAAACTGTTCTTGTTGCAAACAGACGGGATGTATATTTTAAAGAACAGTTGCTTGAAACAATCAAGCCATTGGGTCTAAACGAAAATAATATTCTTTACATTGGTGATACAAAAGGTCAAGCACACACAGCAGCAATTGGTGTGTCTCAACTGTATCAAAATTCTTTGCCAACGTTTATTCATAACGCAGACACAATCGTTACTGGCAGAAATTTAGAGTTACTCTCTTTAGATATGCCGGGTGAATACTATGATGGATATGTTGATGTGTTTGTAGGCAATTCACCAAAGTATTCATACGTTCGTGCATATGAAGAAAATGTAATTGAGATTGTAGAAAAGAAACAAATCTCACCCTATGCATCATCGGGACTGTATGGCTTTTCATCAGCAGACATTTACATGGCACATTATGATAAGTTACTTCAAAAAAATGATGAACTATATGTTTCTGATGTTCTTCAGAATATGATCGTGTCTGGTAAGAGAATTTTTATGAACGGTCTAAGCAATACTCAAGAAACTATTGTATTAGGTAGTCCACAAGAATATGGTATTGAGATAGCTAGGCAGAAACTGGGTTCTAGATGAGATCAATTAAGTTAAAAGGTGGCTCTCTTAGTTCAACTTATTATCACGGCGTAATAGGCGAAGAGTTTGTGCGTAAAAGCGTCAATCGTGATGTCAATCGTGAGTATGGTTATGTTCGTTGGTATTCACAGTTGAAAAAACTACAGCGATACAACACTCAATACCCGAATCTTTTTCCGAAAGTTCTTCGTGCGGGAATTGATGCATACACACCTTATTTTGATCTTGAATATCTTGAAGCATTTGAAGACATCAAAACAATTCTTGCAACAAAGAAACTTACTGAATATGAGATTGCAAATGTCAGTGAAGCTGTATGGAAAGGTTTTGATCAACTACACAGTATCAAGCACAAATCTATGGTCTACACAGGTAAACTTTACTTTGTAGAAGAGGTTCAACAAAAAATAAACGATGCGCTAAAACACAGAGAGTTTGAAGAGTTCTATGATATGGGAACTCATGCATATTTTGGTGGTATTGTTCATGGCTTGAGTAATTACATGAACGAACTAGAAAACTTTTTTGATGAAGTTGAAATCATTGAAGAAGAAAACATTCACGGTAATCCTACACTTGAAAACATCATGTATTCATTTGATGAAAATCGTGTCGTGTTTATTGATCCCTACGAAGAAAGTATCATAGATACAAAATATCTAGACTATGCACAAGTTCTACAATGTTCACGCAGCCATTATGGTTATATCAACGATAATGATGTAGTTATTGAAGGCGGTGGTGTGAGTCATCGTATAGCTATACCAAAGAACTTCTACTCGTTCAGCAAACACTTTGAATCAAAAATTGAGCATGAACAGATGTTGATTGATGTGCTAGAGGCAACTCAGTTTATTCGTATGCTTCCTTTCAAGTGTTTGGCAGGCGACATAGATAAAGCAAAGTATTTTTATGTACATGCATGTTATTTGTTGAGTAAGGTATTTAAATGATTGATTTTATGATGGACTATGACAAGTTTAAAAGAACTTGGTCAGTCAAAACAGAACTACCGGTAGAATTCAAGCTGACATACTCCGCTGATATATTCAATCCAGAAAATAAAGATATTGTAAATCTGTCAGACAATAAACGCAGAATTGTTGTGATCGATGAAGAAGTTTATGTTCTTTATAAGGATAAAATTAGCAAATACTTTACAGAAAATAAATTAGATGTTCATTTGATTTATGTTAATTGTAGAGAAGAGAATAAAACTTGGGAAAATCTAAATCATATATTAAACAAATTTGAAAAGATAGGAGTATTACGCCGTGAAGAAATCATCGCAATCGGTGGTGGGGTTCTGCTTGATATTGTTGGCTTTGCTTGCAGTATTTACCGTCGTGGAATTCCATATATCAAGATCCCCACAACACTTTTGGCAATTGTTGACGCTTCAGTGGGCTCAAAAGTAGCAGTCAATCATTTTGGTCGCCGTAACAGAATCGGCGCATACTATCCACCCACAGCGACTTACATTGATAAGAAGTTCATCAAAACGCAAAGTGAACGTGAAATCGTAAATGGTATTGCTGAGATATTCAAACTTGCTGTAATCAAATCACGTGAACTATTTGAGTTGCTGGAAGAAAATGCAGAGATACTCATTGAAGAAAAGTTTCAGTATGGTGCAGTACCAGTTCGTGTAATCAATCTAGCGATTACAGAAATGATTGCAGAACTTGGTCCAAATCTATGGGAAAAACGATTAGATCGTTGCGTTGATTTTGGTCACACGTTTAGCCCTGTAATTGAAATGAATCACATGGATGAGTTGCTGCACGGTGAAGCTGTTGCATTAGACTGTTTGTATAGCACATGCATTGCATATAACAGAGAATATGTTTCAGAAGAAACTATGCAGAGAATCTTCAATCTAGCAAAACGATTGAAGCTGAAAACATTTCATCCAGGTTTTACAGACATGAGACTATTGACAGAAAGTTTGTATGATGCAACAAAGCATCGTAACGGTAATCAATACGCACCACTTCCTATCGGTATTGGCAACTACAAAATTGTAAATGATATTACTGAGTCTGAGATGGCAAAAGCGATTGATGTATTTGAGGAGGTGTGATGCGTAAAGTTGCAGTTGTTACTGGTTGCAGTTATGGCTTGGGTCATGAAATATCTAATAGGCTAATTGACGAAGGTTATTTCGTTTATGGTATTTCACGTTCAAAACCACCATTAGACTTGTCATCATATCCAAATACATTTCAATGGGTAGAATGTGATATCTCAAAAGCAAAAGAAGTTGAGAATGCATTCATAAAAATTGGCACATATTTTGACGTATTGGTGAATAACGCTGGTGTTTATGAGTGGGGTGTTTTCAAACACGATTCTAGTCCACACATGATTGATAGGATGATTGATACGAATGTTAAAGGCACAATGTACGTTACGCATCAAGCATTGAAAACGATGAAAGAAAACTCTGATATATTCTTTATCAATTCTGTTGCTGGTCTTTCTGAAATTGAATATGAAGCAGTATATGCAGCATCTAAACATGCTATCACAGCATTTGCTGGAATTTTAGGTCAAGAACTTAATAATCAACTTCAGAATATCAGAGTTACAAGTATTCATCCTGGTGGCATGAATACGCCAATGCAGAACGATCATCCACATAAAGATAGATTTATGGATCCAAAAGAAGTCGTTGATATGATGATGCATGTTCTAAAATCTAAATCAAGGTATAAAACAATTAAAATGTTTCCGGAGTTTGAATGGCATCAATAATTCCTAATACGCCACTTTTTGTTGTAACATCTGCACTGAATCCTAATATGGGTGTTATCAATCGTGATGACAGACTACAGCAAACAATTGAAGGTCTAAAGTCATTGCGTGAAAAATGTCCTGATGCAATTATTTTACTTGCAGATGGATCACCAGAAAAGCTTGAAGAAGAGAAGATCAAAGCACTTGATGGTTTAGTCCATCTTATTGCAGATTTTTCTGGTGATAACGATATCACACAGTTCGCTGCGACTGGTCGTAAGAGTGAAGCAGAGAATGTCCTCATGCTCAAAACTCTCTTGTTGCTGAAGCAAGATCCGGGCATGATGCGTTTACTGCAAACAGTGAACAGAGTCTTCAAGCTATCTGCTAGAACAACAATTGACGATGGCTTTGACATCTCAGAACACAATCACTTCGGAAAGTATGTTTTCAAGAAACGTATGCCCACATGGATCCAAGGTGAAAAAGCAGAAGTTTTTACCGACTTATTGATAACTCGGCTGTTCTCTTTCTGTCCAAGCCTGTTGGATGACTATTTCATTATGTGCAAACGTAATATCAATGTCATCATGGAGACTGGAGTTGACACTGA